AAGATAATCTAACTGTGATACACCACCAATATCATATGAAATATGTCTACGACCTGCAATAAAAGTTTCACACTCAGTAACTAGACCCCAAGGTGACATACGTTTCATTAACTTACCACCAAGAACTCTTTCTAATCTACGACAAACATATGGTATATCATATAACTTACTGTTCCAACCTGTAATAACTTCTGGTGTATTATCTTCAATCATCCACCAATTTATGAATGCATTTAGAAGATCATACTCTGTACTGAATGACTTGTAAATTACATTCTTTTGTTTATTATTAAACTCAACTAGACCCCAAGTACGAATCTGTTTTGTTGTATAATCTTGTAAAGTAATTAAAAGTATTTCTTCTGCACAAGATTCTACATCAGGGAATCCATATTCTGATTTAACCTCAATATCAATCGTGGTTAATTTAATTTGTTCAATATCAAACTTTAATTCTGTTTCTGGGTATTTGTCTGAAATATACTGATAGATAAACCTTTCATTTCCATAAACATTAAAGTTTTCTACTTCATTATACTTCTTGATAAACTCACGACAATCTCTTACTGTGCCAGGTTCAATCGGTTCAACAGGCAAACCATCAAGTGTTTTATATTTTGTCTTTCTCTTTGAATCTACAAATAGTGTAGGGTAAAACTTTTCACGAGCAGCAAAGTGTTTTCCATCTTCATATCCACGAACCAAGAAATTATCTCCGACCATTTGGACGTTGGTATAAAATCTCATTACGCAGTTAGTTCAGTATATTTGTCTATAATTGTACCAGTTGGATCTGCAATCGTCAATATATTTTCTGACCTTATCATAAATTCTGTTTGATTTGTAATATCTGATTTCCAAGGAACCATATCATCAATACTATTGTAGACATATGGTTTAATTAGTTTACAATTAGGATCTCCTAATTGAGCATCTACCTCTACAATCTCTGAGATCAAAGTACAGTGAGCGTTTAACATTACACATTTAATCATCTTCTTCCTCCGTCAACTTAAATGATTCACATTTATCCTCATACATTTGAGTTAATGAATCTAATGGTTCTACTATAGTTAGCACAGTATCTATTGGAATAACCATTTTTTTATCTTTTGATAAGACAATCCAAGGAATTAAAGCAACGTCTATTCCAAAATCTCCTCCTCTCTTCTTATCTTCTTCAGTTACAAACTGTCTATCTTTAATTTCAACAACGTGAGGATTTTCAAGCATATATGCGTGTGCAACATCTTGACCTTCAGCAACTAATTCTTTCATTTCTGAAATTATTTGCTCTCCTGTTTTAAGTAAACTAAGTTTGATTGACATTTTTTTATCTAATTAATTGGTAGATTCCTATAGCCGCTTATGCTGAACCTACCAAAGGGCATAACCGCAGCTGAGAGTATTGGGATATGAACACCAATGAAGGTGTTTCCTTCTGAATACTTACATCAACATAATTATTCTATCATAAAAAAAAGGGATCGTCAAGATCCCTAGTAAATTGCTTTCATTATAAACTCTTTAGATAAGATAGGTTCTCCTAACAAATCTAATTGTATACCATCAGCATCTACAAATACATCATCATCTGCATCTTTACGACAATGTTGCCAATAGTATGTTCCGTCTTCTCTCTTATAAAAATAACTTGTATTATGAGAGTCTAACGTGAACATACAAATACACTTTTGTTTGTGTTGCCAACACGGATCAAGTGCTCTCTTTTCGTATTCAGAGATATACTTTTTTTGCATGATGCTCTGGAACTACTTTACCCAACTTAACGGTAAGTAATCCATCTTTAAATTCGACATTCCTGACTTCAATATCTTCTGATAATGACCAGGCTCTGTTGAAAGATCGTTGAGCCAATCCTTGATAGACATACTCGGATCCTGTCTCCTTAGTTTCTTTTTTTCCTTCGACGATAAGTTTTCCATATTCAGTGTAAACCTTAAGTTCTTTTTTACTGAATCCTGCTAGTGCGATTTCTAACACAGACTCAACATTATTTACATGAATAAGATTGTAGGGTGGATAGTTTGTTGTGGTTTCATAAGAATTGAAAAATCTATCTAGGTATGAGTCCATACCAATTCCATTCTTTGAAATAATCTTCATTAATTCTGGAAGATTAGCAGTATGATACTTTTGTAAGTAAGTCATAGTTCTCCTTTAATAAGCGAGTGTAAATTGTGTACCCGAAGCGTACACTATTAATTATACCACAAATTTTTTAAGTTGAGTTCGGGTATCCTCCCAATTTTTTACAGTGTGTGGATAACCACCCCATTCCTGTACTGCTTTTGCTAAAGGATAATCATTCTGTCCTTCTTCCATCATATCACCAAAGAAATGTATTTCATCAAAAGGACTAAAAAATTTTATAATTTGACTTTTATCATCATTTGATATATCTAATCCAGTTTGTCCACCTACCAGAACGTTAAGGTCAGGAAATTGATTTTTTATTCTATCTGCAATATCAATTCTTTCATCATGTATCTCATCCCATTCTTGATAAATTTCTCTTTCTTCAAATAATGCGTTTCTACCTAAGATGCTAAAGTTTACACCACCTGCTCTCTCTTCTATATGATTTCCTGTTTTTAAAGGAAACTGACTATAATCCAACTCGTCTTGTAAAAATCTTTTTACATCATCAGGTAATTTCCAATCAGATTTATAAATATTAAAATTTTTTTCATATATGTCTGCACCAGAACAGTTAAAAACTCTTTTCGCACGATTATATACATCAAGTCCTACTTGTTCTACTGTTTTATCTCTATCACTTCCAGTGACTAAGTAGGTGTCAAATTTACAGCAAAAAATTATAAACTCTGCCATGAACCCCATGTCCATAGATTTTCGACTTTCTGTTAAAGTCCCGTCTACATCAAAAATAAATTTCTTCATATAAAAAAAAGACCCTCTGCCCCACTCTCTGAGTTGCATCTTAGGTCTAAAAAAAGGAGGGAGGTTGGGTTCCTGTATACCAACAAATAACGGGCATTACTACAGTAAGTAAATACGTTATTGCCTGAGACCCGATTGGTTGATCGGTTCTACCCTTGCGAGCAGCAGCACCACCTGTGTCTCATCACCTTAACCAGCGGTTGCCAGTAAGTTTATTCAGTCACTCCCATGTTGCGTCCAACAAATATAGTATAGCATATTTTTTTACTTTGTCAACATAATATTTTTTTCAGGAAACCATAACATATCAATATCAGTATTTTCAAATGTTTCAATTGCTTGTTGTGGAGTCTCTATTAATGGTTTACCAGCTTCATTGAAACTTGTATTAAGTAAAACCGAAACATTAGTTAATTTTTTAAATTCATTGAGAAGATTATAAAAATGAGAAATTGAATTATTGACAGTTTGTATTCTAGATGTACCATCTATATGAGTAACGCCAGGTATTTCATTACTAATAACTGGAAACGATATTGTCATTTCTGGACTACTTTGTAAGTGATACATATTAAAATAATTTTTAGAATCTTCTTCCAATACTATTGCTGCAAATGGTCTATACCATTCTCTATTCTTCACTTTATTAATTTTATTTTTAGCATCTGGATCTCTCGCATCAAATAATATTGATCTATTACCAAGTGCCCTTGGTCCTACTTCTGCTTGACTATTGAATACTGCAACTATTTTACCTTGAGTGAGATAATTTGCTATTTGTTTTTCATTTACTTGTTCACCATCTATATTATTTAAATCATATTTAAAGCTATGAAAAAAAGTATCATAAGGAATTTTAGGTATTATATTTTCAGTTCTTTGATGGAAAAGTAAAGATGAACCTATAGTAATTCCAGTATCATCTGCAATTGGTTCAAAATAAAATTCAACATCTGGTAAACTTTTAACCAAAAAACTATTACATACAACATTTAAGGCATATCCACCAACCAAACAAACTTTTTTAATACCAGTTTTATTAGTATATTTTTTTACAAGTCTTAAAACTTCCTCTTGAGTTTGTTTCTGAACTTGATAGGCATAATCAGCATAGAATTGATAATTATCTTTTGTAATTTCATCAGTTTTATCATCTATAAAATCTTTATTAAAACAAACATCGTTTTCCTGTTCTTGGTCAAAATACTTAAAGAAGTAATGACTATTAACCACACCATCATAAAATAATTTTTTGTAATCTTTATTTTTACCATATGCAGATAGACCCATAGTCTTTCCAGCCTCATGTATATCCTGTCCCATTAGTGCAGTAGCACTTTCATACATTTGAGTCATACCACAAGAACTATCACTCATAACATCACAATTTAAGGTCTTTAAAAATTGGTGAGTTTCTATATCAAACATATTTTCTGAGAGATACATTCCACTTTCTTGCATTGCAATGTGAGTAGTTCTTACAAAATTTTTGTATAAAGTTTCAAAATCATAATTTTTATTAATTTTAAATATACTCTCTACTTCAGTTACTTTTTCATGATGAGTTCCATTTCTATCAATGACAACTACAAGAGA